TCTACTTGCCCGACTTTTTCAAGCCAAGCTTTATCCTCGGAAGGAACATCATAAATTTTATCCATTTTTAACTCCAACTTGTCATTATGCTAAGGGTCAGTTCACATTGTAACATTTCAACGCCGTTCAAAACTGAAGGTGCTGAAACATTTCCAATACTAATTTGCAACGCCGTTGTCGCTGCTAGTTTATTAAATACACCAACAACCATGTCCTCAATGTTAATCAAGTTACCTTGGTTGTCATACATTGGCACAATCATAATAATTTTAAAGTTTGCTTTAGGTGCAACAGTTCCGTAAGTATTGTTTGTTGGTTCTAACATTGGGTCGTCCCATTGAACTATTACGGAATATGCAATGGGAGTGGCAGGTGGAAAAGAAAAGACCTGCCACACCCCAGCGTTTTCCAACGCCGTCGCAAGGGTTGTTCTGAGAGTTGTAACGGCAACTGTCATTATCCAACCAAGCCTTTAGGTGATAAATGATTAGCTAATAAAGCTCTCACTCTTGCCAAAAGCGTGTTGCCCATTTTATACGGCGAAGGTTGGAAATCTGGAGAAACGCCCCCAGCGTTTGAACTATTTCTTGCTTGCCAAATATCAACTGCAATCATAAGGCTCGCTTCTCTAATTTCTGGAACTGTTGCGTAATCTGTTGCATGAAACGCGCCTGTGACTACTCCATAAGGTCTTACTAAATGACTTGATTGATTTGCACCTGAAGCGACGGTGTAAGTAAATGTGTAAACATCAGCTGTAACTATTGTGCGTGTTCCGTTATATACGCTTCCTGCTTCAGTTATGACAACTGATTGACCCTCAACAAAGCCATGCGGTTGTACAGTTGTAATTTTAGCCGTTAAATTAACTAATTCTGTTGCTTCAATGTAAGCTTTGTTAAACCATAAATTTGTTTTAACAATGTTTTCTGCCGATTGTGTAACTTCCTCAATAACCGCGTCGGTATATAAAGTGCCAATTCCAAGAACGCTGCGCAATTCTGCAACGGTGCAATATGTACTAGGCAATTGAGTTTCCTTTCTTAAAAGTTAAGGGGCGAAGGCTTCCAACGCCCCTTAACAGGTTATTCCTATTTAAGGAAGTTTATGCAACTTTCCACAAGTATGAACCAGCTGCGACCTTGGTAGCAATTGCACCATAGCCATAATAAGCAACTGAAATTTGTCCAGAGGCAATTACATTGGTTTCCAAACGATACTTGGTTGACTCATACCAAGTGTAAGACTCAGGATTGATTACAACAATTGTGTTGTCACCTATTCCTGAACCGTCAGTTAACGCAGTTGATACGCGTAGGTTTAATCCACCAATGTTACCGCGGATATTTGTAGGAGTTAAATTTCCTGAAGCGTTCTGAGGATTGATTGTTTGAGTGAACACAGCGCGGTTTGAACCGTCAACTAATCCCATCAATGCACCCCATTGTTCAGGTGATACAACCATGTTGGTTGCAAATCCAAGTGTTCCTTTATAAATAGAAACAGCTGCGTCAGAAATAAAATCCTGAATATTTGCAGCGGACATTGTGCGGTTGCCACCATCTGTTCCACCATTGATTAAGGCTGTACCAACTGCAACATCTGTTGCTTTAGCATAAGCAAATTCCATTTGGCGAACTAACTCTTGGAAAAATGCTGGAGAACTTCTATCAAGTAGCTCTACTGAAAATTGCTGTTGTCCAGCGTACTTCTTGACTGAAACCGTAGTGAACGCAACATTTTGGTCAGTATTTGATGGGGCTGCGCCTTCAGCTGTTTCTGCAACTGTTGGTGCTTGTGTTAGTTTTGGAATTTCAAAACTCATACCAGCGTCAGGCAATGCACCTGTTGAAATGCTAGAAATAAACGGTCTGTCAGCATTTGAAAGCGGGTTGATTAACTCTGTTAATTGACGAGTAGGAATTAAACCTGCGTTGTCAGTTGTGTCAGCGGCAGCGCGTAGGTACTCGCGTGCTGAATCATCATTTAGATATTGTGCGCGTAATGTGTTCTCTAGGAATTTTTCCTTTGTGAACTCAAGACGAGGACGAGTGTAAATTGGTGCTGCAATTGTTGGGCGAGAAGCTTCAACCGCTGGGGTTTCTACTACCTCGGTCGCAACAGTTTCAGTAGTTGTGTTTTCCACAATTTCCTCTATTTCTGTTTTGGTTTCGGTTGAAACTGCCTCTGTATTTTCAGACGCAGCAACGCTAGTTACTTCGGCAGATTTAAATGCTGCCGCTTGTACCAGCGAAACTTCCATTAAGCGTGCCGCGCTTACGCGATACACTCCGTTACTGTTTTTTCCTTTAATAACTTCAACTCCGACGCTTAAACCTGAACGCAGGTTTTCACTTGCTTCAATAAGGCTGTCTGTTCCGCGAGTTGTATTTGAAACTTTAAATTCTGCATAAATGCCGCTTGAATCCTCGGTTACATTTTTCATGCGACCAATTGGCTTTTTTGGGTCATGCTCTAAAAGCAATTTAACATTCTTAGGGTCGTCAATCGCAATTGAACCTTCCTCAAAAATTACTTTTCCAACTGAGGTGTTCCCAATTTCATTACCATAAGGGGCAATCTTTCCAGCAATAATTCTGCGAGATTCTGAAGCCTCTAATTCTGCACTAAAGTTAATTATTTCCATTTGGGCTTAATTCTTCCATTTCTCTAGCTTGTTCAACGGTTATTAGGTCAAGTGCTAACATCTTTTCAATTACTGCTAAACGCTCTAATGGGTTTGCTCGTAAAAATCCTGAGTCCATGTCAAACGCTACAAATTGTGTGTTAGGTGTTATGTCGTCCATGCTTAGACGATTCTCCACAGCGGAAATGTAAGGTTGTAAAGATAGCGCAACAAATTGACGCCTCTCGTCTTGGACATTGGCATAGGTCATACTGTTGTTGTTGTCCGCGCTAATGTAGTAAGCAGGAACATTACAAAGTCTTGCAATTTGAGTTGCCATGTTATTTAAACCGTCCACATAAAGCATGTCTTTAGGTGAAAATGCAGTTGGTTGGTATTCAAGACTTGAAGTTAAATAAGCGGTTGACCTGTTAGCTCTAGCGGAACGCCATGCAGCTAATAATCCAGCAACTTCCTTTTCTCCCAAGTCAGCACCGTTATTTTTAAGCACGCCCGCGGGTTGTGGCGTGGCTGAAGCAACACTAACTGCTTTTTCTAAATCAATTGCTGCTCTTAATGTTCTAGCACCTGAAATAAGGATTCCGTCAATTGGTGACTGTACGGTGATGAGTGAACCAATTCCTGCCATTGGTCTTTCAATTCCGTCCACGCTGTAAAAATCAACAAAAGTGTTATTTTTATTTAATTGAACTGTAACTCTAGTGTTGTTAACAAAATCAAAACGCGCTGGACGATTGTCGTCCTGATAAACCTCGGTACATTCTAGATACCCGACGCCATAGAAAAATAATGCGTCAACCAAGGCGGTTAAGATAATACTGTTAGGTGCTGACTTAGATAATTGATTAACCCAAGGTAAATTTGGCAATTCCTCTTTAGTTGCTTTTGAATAAGTTTCTAAATTCATTACGCCAATTGTTGTTGCGATTAAATTGCGGCAGCGCATAACGCTGGGTACAGAAATCGCTTCAGTTCTACTTACAGTTTGAAACGGTGTGAACTGAGAATAAAAATTAAACGGGTCTGTTATTACAGGCGGTGCAAGTTGAGCCTGAATTTGTGGTTTTGGTGAAAGTCCTACTAAATCGCGGAAAAATCCCATTAGAGAATTATATCAGAGAAATCAGACAAAAATCTGAGGAACTGAAATTGGTTTTGAAAATAGGTGAACCAACATTGCTGTGGAAATTGCAGCCGTCACATCTCCAGAACTTTTGCGTCTTACGATTCTCCAACCCGCGTCTGAGTTTTTCGCTGCACAATTATTCATTGATTGAACCCAGTCAGGTTGTCCAGAGTGAATTACTCTTTGATTAGTTAAAGCGTCGGATAATTCGCCACAAGCTTGGTAGAAAGACTGACCGCTCACATCAACGAGCTTGTGACCCTGTTGTTCTAATTTTTGGGCTATTGACGCGGTTGCATAGCGGTCATAAGCAATTTGAACTGGACGATACAACATTGCCCATTTATGGATTGCTTCCGTCATTTTTAATTCGTCAATTGCCACATCTGAACTAAAGGTTTCCATAATTCCAACACCTATTTTGCCATTTACGAGTTGTGCAGCTAGTAATGAACCTGCTCGTTTGCTTGGGCTGACATCAAAGGCGAAAATTGTCATTGCCCCTACTGGTAGCAATAATTCGGAAACAGAACAAGCTTCAATTGAGCCAAATGTCCAAGGACTGCTTTGACTATCAATCCACATACAAAGCGTTTCAGTCATTGTGGCTTCAATTGTGTTAGTTGCAATGCTTTCCTCAATTGCTTCCTCAGTTACGGTATAACCAAGGGCAGGATTAGCCATTGCCCAATAATTACGGTTGTGTATGTCAGACCTTGCTTGTATTGGTGCTGAATACTCCCAAAAGCCAAATGTAGGACTTGGATACTCTAAAGCCTTTTCCCTAAGCGTGTTAAGACTTTCGGAAAAATAATCGCCTGCGTTGCTGGTGAACAATGTTTGAGAATTAGGTCTTGCTCTTGTTGTTGGAACGGCAGCTTTAAACGCTTCAGGTGACACATCTCGTAATTCGTCAATGTAAAGGAAATCACAGGTCTTACCGCGACTGCCATCAGAGGTTGCTGCAACAATCTCATAGCGTGCGCCATTGAGTAAAGTAATTGATTCTTGTCCGTTGGCGTATCTAATCTGTCTAACTTGTTTTCTTAGAAAGTCATTATCCTCAATAGTGTTAGCAACTTGCCTAAATGTATCTAATGCCATGTTTCTGTTTGAGGACATTGCCAAAATGTTCTTTTCGCCAAATAAGAACAGACCAGCCAAGATACGCATACGAGCAAGGTGCGTTTTTCCTGATTGCCTGCTAACAAGCACCAAATTACTCTTTTTGACAAACATGTTATTTTTATCAACGGTTAACATGTCACTTAACACATAATGCTGCCAAGGAAGTAAAGGCATGGAAATTTTTACAGCTAATTCAGCGATTTCATCAACTCGTGACTTACCTTTTGCAGTTGGTGTTTGTAAACGCGGTTTTGTACTTCCTAACAGCTTCTTTTTCGTCGCCCCTCGTTGCGCTGGTTTGCGCTTGGGTTTCACAGGTTTCTCTTGGCTACTCATGGCTTTTGAAAAGGTGACTCAGGCTTTGTGGCAACCGTCGCGGGGAGAGAACGGTCTGGAAAGACAGGGGGGGTAGAACCTGACCTAAAAAAAAGGGTATTTGCACCCCTTGAACCTTTAGCTTGATTGCAACGGCGGCACGCAGCCACCAAATTATCGGTGTCAAACATACTCCCACCGCTTACTCTGCTCTGCACATGGTCAACTTGGTCAGCTTCTTTTCCGCAATAAGCGCAACAGTAACCATCACGAGCCAAGACCCTAAGCCTTACCTCTTTCCATCTACCCGAACCAAGTGCTGCTTTACTCAATGCCACCCTTTAATCTTAAAGTGTTGTAATGCTTTACACGCATTAGTATAGCCATTGGTATCAACACCATACCTATGAAACAGATAGTCAAGACCCCAATCAATTTGATGATAACCGTTGAGAGTAGATAGATACTTACTCTTACCCTGTGGAATACCATAGTGACTACCGTTACGGGCAAGAGGATTCCATGCGCTTTCTTTACCATACAGCTGTGACAAACATTTAAATTGTTTATTGCTTTCTATCTTAAGAAGTGCATACTCTTTGTATGAAATCATTTGCACAGCTTGATATTGGTAGGCAGAAACGGAATCAATCTTTTTAGAAACAATGCTAAATATCATTAAGCAAAGAGCTGCCCCAATAACTAGCAGCAACGAACTCGCTAGCAATCCGCTAAGGCGGCTAGCGTTCGCGCTCTTAGGCGCGTCGCTTGCTGATAGTGTACTGACCATGTCAATAACCTTCACCATAACCGCAGGTCAGACGGCAAGTCATATTGAAGTCCAACCGATATACACAGCATGTGGATTGTTTTTTAACCATTGCTGCCTCAGTTCGTTTTGATATTTCCAATCAACATCATGGTCATTACCCGTAACCTTCAACCCATTTGTGTTTACAGTTATTGCAGTCATGTAGATACTCCCTGCCAGCTGTGATTGTATTTGTGTTATACCCTAGACACTCAGGGCATTGGTCTTTTTGCATGTGGAACAGTTGCTACTCTCTAACTTCCATGCCCCACATTTAGAACAACGGACAACTGATTTATCAGTCATAGCCTC